GCAATTCCATCGCCATCCATGTCATAAGCGTCGTACTTGGATTGATCTTCTAGCTTTTTTGCCGCCATTCTAATCCCCGATCTTTACCTCAAAACACTGCACCATTATTGTCCTTGCCGTTACTAGAACCTTTGCTTCATCTCGCGCTTTCATGCACTCCACTCGATTTGGGTGCTGAGACAATTGGTGATACTTGAGATCGTTATTGAAGAACTGCATCCACATTAAGAACCACATTACCACTTCTCCATGTATCGTCCAAGTGCAAAGACGAGCGCAACCATTCCGCTTACAGCAAACAGACATCCCAAGCACATCATTGCCATTTCGACTAATTGTTCGCGTTCTTTTTCACGTTGTTTTTGTGCAGCTTTTCTAGCCTTACGGGCTTCGGCCTGGAAAAATTGCCATTTGTCCCAAGTGCCGGGAGGTCCGTACAATCTGCACCAAGACTCAAGCTCACGGCGCTGCTCTTGAATCTTTTCAAGGGCCTGAAACTCTTCCCAGTCGCCTTCTGACCCGCCAGTTATGGCTGTGATCGGGTTATTCTTTTTACGTTTTACTGCATCTTTTAGATCATCTTCGGCGGATAGGAACTTGCCAACATGGCCCACCATATCCTTAACTTCACGCCCGTTCTCAAGACATTTTTTTATGACTCCGTAGGCCGCATTTGCAGCCATAATGGTTTCGAGTACGGCCATACATTCTTACATCTTCATCAAGACAGCAACTAAAAGCGCAATTATGAAACCAGTTGCGCCAATCATGATCGCCTCAAGGCGCTTAACTCTACCAAACAGATCTTTGAACTGGATTCGCATTTCGGTTTGCATTGCAATAACCTCCTTCTCTAGTCCATCGATGCGCTCATGCGCGCTGCTTACTGTTCGTTTATCCATGTTAATTACCTTATATTTTTACTACTAAACTTGTAGCAGATATTGCTGTCCCTGCAAAGACGCTTGGATCGGCAGCGGTTGTGCCTATCGTCCCGTCTGTCTGAACGAAGTAGCTCTGCCCTGCCGTAAGGCTAGACTGGTTTGTGCTGACAGAGCCAATGATGTCTACCGTTGCGCTGCTACCGCTTGCTACAGAGCCGCCCTGAGAAATTCCGATGTAGTTCTCGCTGGTGAGGTTGATGGAGGAAGAGGCAAAGGTTATAGCTGTTCCATCCCCGCCGTTACCTGCGTCAGTATAAACCATAACAGATTTGTTGGCGGTACTATTAAAACACATACCGATATAATTGGTAGTAGCTGCTTCAAAAACTACTTCTGAGTCAAAAGCTATAGAGGTTCCTGAAACTGAACCTGAAACAACAGTACCATAACTGCTGTTTGAAATATCTTTATAAGAAAAAACAACCTTATTTGCAGAAGTATCAAAAACAGCTTTAACGCTTGCAGTTGCGGAGTCAGCAAAAAAGACTTTGCTTCCAAAGCTAATGCTAGTTCCCGATACAGTCCCGACCACTGCCGCACCTCTATTGCTAGTTGTGCCATCTTGCCATCCAATAACAACTTTATTTGAGGTGCTATCAAATGCAGTAGCAATTTCACTCGTACCACCCGAAGTTTGAGTAGAAAAAACTGTAGAAGACCCGAAACTTATGCTTGTTCCGCTAACCGTGCCAACAACCGCCTCGCCATAACCGCTTGTATTACCTCTAAAGGCTGTAACAATTTTATCATTTAAAGTGTCAAAAGTAGAAGATTGATACCTTGCAGTGTTGCTGTAGTATACAACCGGGGTTCCAAAACTAATTGAAATTCCGCTAACCGTGCCAACGACCGCAGTCCCATAACTGCTATTGCCGTAGTTCCTATAGGAAATTACAACTTTATTAGCGGTGCTATCAAATGTTATAGCCAACTCTTCGCTGGTGTTATTATTAAATTCTGTCGCACTTCCCCAACTTACAGTTGTTCCTGACAAAGAGCCAACAATGGCATATCCATGACTGCTGTCGTTCCCATTTCTAAAAACAACAACAATTCTATTGTTCTCACTATCAAAAACAGAATCAAGCTGCTGATTATCGGAGTTCATAGCAGTGCCAACAGAACCAAATGAAATAGAAGAGCCTGATACAGTCCCTACCACATATTCCATCAGTGGACTTCCAGCGTTATAAGTACGATAAACAACTATTACTTTGTTATTAGAGCTATCAAAAACAGCGGTGTTGAACGCCACTTCATCTGTTTCAAAAACCGCCGCAGAGCCAAGGCTTGCACTTGTCTCGCTAACAACACTCACAGTACCGTCTGCATTAACCACAACAGGCTTACCATTCGGCAGTGTACCAGAAGCCTTGGCCCTATGCGTACCCTCTTCAAGTTCAGGTATAGTTCTCATGGTCTAGCCTTTCACGATAATCTTTGTTGCCGATACGGCTGTGCCAGCGAAGACACTTGGGCTTCCAGCCGTCAAACCTAGTGTTCCATTCGTCTGCACAAAGTAACTCTGACCCGCAGTCAAACCTGATTGCCTGTCGTTTATCGCACCTTGCACATCAATGGTGGCCCCAGCGGTGTCAGGGTAGCCGTTGCTGGATAAGCCAACGTAGTTTTCTGAGGTGAGGGTGGTGGCAGGAGCATTATAAACTTGTGCTTTACCTTTATCGCTATCATCGTCATCTTGATAAGCAAAAACTACTTTTTTCTGGACAGGGTCAAAAACACTTGAAGCCTGTGTTCCATAAGCAGCAGTGGTGATGACGGTGGAGGAACCAACAGTAAAACTAGAACCATCTGATGTTATTGGTATCGCATATCCATAATCACTTGCTCCACGAATACCAATTACACTTGTGGCTGCATTAGAATCATAAACAGCGGTTAAAGCACTTATCCCTGCCGCATCATAAAAAACTTCTGGAGTTGTGAATGAAATACTTGTTCCTGACACTGTTCCAATAACAGCTTTTCCTTTATCAGAATCATCATCATCCATATAAAAAATGTTAGTTTTATTGTTACCTGAGTCATAAACAGCCATTGTGTACTTAATAGCACTTGTCTCAAAAACAGCAGCCGAACCAAAGGTAATTGATGTGCCAGAAATAGTTCCTACAACAGCCGTTCCATAATTACTATTACCTTCATCTCTATAAGCAATAACAACTTTATTCGCAGAGCTATCAAAACTTATGCCAAGGTTGCTAACAACAGCATTTTCAAACCCTTCCTGACTACCAAAGCTGATAGACGTACCACTTACAGTTCCGACAACAGCATACCCATGAGCACTATCACCGCCAGCTTGATACGCTATAACTGATTTTTGAGCATTGGCATCATAAACCGCCGCAATCTGTGAGGCATATCCTCTGCTGTAAAAAACAACAGGGCTACCAAAGCTAATGCTTGTTCCACTGACGGTTCCTACTACAGATGTGCCGTATTGATTGTTACCTAAGTCTCTATAAAATATAACAATCTTTTGAGCATTGATATCATAAACTGGTGCGACGTTTGCAGTAAAACCACTCTCAAAAACCACAGGGGTTCCAAAACTTATAGACGTTCCACTAACTGTTCCTACTACAGATGTGCCGTAGTTGGAGTTTGAATTATCCCGATAAGCTATAACTACTTTGTTTAAGTTACTGTCAAAGGCTGCGGGACCGACCATATTTTTGATTATACCACTTTCAAATATAACAGCACTCCCTATAGATGCAGAACCTATTCCAACAGCACTAACAGTGCCATTAGCATTCACGACAACAGCCTTACCATTGGGCAACGCACCACTGGCAATGGCGTTCAGCTTTCTTACTTGTGTGCTGGGTGTACCAATGGTGCGCATATGATTACTCCTCGTCTTCGAGTGTTGGGTCTACCCAATCAGAGTTTGCAGTCCAAGATGTTCCGTCAAAGAAATACTTGTTGCCAGTCCAATCAGCAGGGGCGTTGGTCACGCCGTCCGTGACAGTCACTGTTGTGCTGTTCAGATCACCAATGATGAACTGCGCAGGGTCGCCTACAGTGATATTGTCAGCAGTAGCTGTGATTGTAACGTCATCAGCGAGCAAGTACTTCGACAAGCCGCTTGATGTCTCTACGATAGTCTTCATGGGTTTATCCTTTCACGATGAGTTTAGTAGCCGACACGGCAGTGCCAGCAAGTACAGATGGATTGGCAGCGGTTAAGCCCAGCGTACCATCAGTTTGAACGAAGTATTGTTGACCAGCAGTTAAGCTAGACTGTGCGTCATTGATAGAGCAACCCGTCTGGACAACAGCAGATGCCCCGTTAGCAGCAGCGCCCTTGGCAATTCCGATGTAGTTCTCTGAGGTGAGGTTGAAAGCCAAGGGCCTAAAAAAAGTAGCCGTCCCGCGATCAAAGAAACCTTCGTCCCTGTACGCAATTACTACATTATTAGAAGTGCTATCAAAAGTGCATGAGGTATGAGAAGTATTTGCAGACTCAAAAACCACCGGAGAGTTGAAACTTATTGATGTTCCGCTTACAGTCCCAAGGATTCTAGTTCCGTAAAATGAATTACCGTTATCCCTGTAAACAACCGCTACCTTATTGGCATTGGTGTCAAATGTAGAGGATATTTCTCGAGCATCAGCAGCCTCAAACACAACAGCAGTTCCAAAGCTAATGGATGTTCCGCTTACGGTTCCCACAATAGAATTACCATAAGTGGTGCTTGTAACTCTATACGAAATAACCACCTTATTAGAGTTGCTATCAAATGCCGCCGCAATAAAAGTTACCGCTGCGTTTTCAAATACAACAGGGGTTCCGAAGCTGATACTTGTTCCGCTTACTGTACCCACAACACAAGTGCCAATATCGGTGGTCTGTATATCGCGATAGGCAATCACTATTTTATTGTTGCTGCTGTCAAATACCGTGGACGTATCTGTTGAGTTGCTGGTTGTAAATGCAACAGAAGAACCAAAACTAATGTTTGTTCCGCTTACAGTTCCAACACTAGCAGTCCCATCGCCCCCCGCACTATTATTTCTGTAAGTAACCACTACTTTGTTTGAATTACTATCAAATGTAGCTCCTATACCTGCCATAACGACGCTTTTAAAAACAACAGCACTTCCGAAACTAATACTTGTACCAGAAACTGTTCCTACAATACCAGTACCGTAACCACTATTACCATTATCTTTATAAGCAATAAAAATCTTGTTGTTAGAACTATCAAAAGTTATAGCTATTTCATCTGTACTCGCAGATTCAAACACCACCGCCGTTCCGAAACTAATAGATGATGCCCCCACAGTTCCGACGATTGCCGTTCCATAATTGCTGTTTCCACCATCGCGATAGGCAATCACTACTTTGTTATTGCTGCTGTCAAATGTCGCTGCTGTAGATACTGTGTTTCCACTTTCAAAAACATTCGGAGAACCAATTACTTCAGCAGTCTCCGCAACAACACTAACAGTCCCATCAGCATTAACTATTACAGGTTGCCCACTAGGCAGTGTACCAGAGGCAACCGCCCGTACTTCACCATCTACAGGTGTGTTGCCAAGGGACCGCATTAGCTGATCTCTTCGTAACTAATCGTGGCTACAAGATCAGATGCAGTGGAAGCTATTCCGCCAAGAGATTTATCTTCCTCTAAATATATGGCTGTACTTTTATCCAGAACAACAAGAGCGGAGTCGGCAGGCACTGAAATCGTAGAAGCGATAGCAATGCCGGTACCGCCAACATCATCTTGCGGATACAGATTGACTGTAATATCGGCAGCGTTAGTGCCATCAATATTAGTAATTATAAGCATGTTGACTTTAATAACCTTGCTTGAACTAGCAGGGTTTTCTAAAATTTGTGTAGCTGATGTACCGATAGCAACCTGGGCTGTCTTGGCGGTAATCGTCGCAACATTTACGACATTGGGGGCTGACATTTATATTCTCCTTTAACCAAAGACCATCGCCATTGCGATTGCTTTTCCTGTTGTTGCTGTAGAGTTTAGGTGCGCTGCGTTTACTGTAAGATCGCTAATCTGAGCTACGTTTATGCTTGTTGCTACCGGCGCAACGTCCTGCCAAGCAGATCCATTGTAGACTCGGACCTTATCTGAGCTTGTATTATATACCAAATCCCCTTCGTTCAGACTGTCTGACGGGTCGGAGCTTGCTATTCGATACTGAGCCGCAAAATTGTTTACGGAGCTTATATTAGACGCAACAGTATTTACGTTACCTATTGATCCAGAAACATTCGACATCGCCGTGACATTGGCAGAGGTTCCCAAGACATTCATGTCAGTTACAATATCAGAGGTAGCTAAGATATTCATGTCTGCCACAACATCGTTCGTAGCCAGGATAGCCATGTCTGCAACGATGGCGTCCGTAGCCAAGATAGCCATGTCGGCTACAATAGCATCAGTGCCTAAAATCGCCATATCAGCGACAATTGCATCTGTTGCAAGAATCGCCATGTCGGCAAGAACGGCGGAAGCCGCAAGTGCGTCAATGTTTGCTTGGGCAGAACTGCTAGGCGTAAGGGCGATCCATGCAGATCCGTTGTAAACTTTCATCAAGTTTGTTGACGAATTGAAAAACAAATCACCAGTGTTTAAGGCGCTGCTAGGATCGGAAGATCCTGTGGAGTATTGGCCGGTAAAACTAGCAAGTGCGGTTTCTGAAGAGTTCTTTGCAGTAACGCTTGCGTCCTTTGCAACAACGCTTGCGTCTTTGGCGACGACACTTGCATCTTTTGCGGCAATGCTTGCGTCCCGTGCGGTCTCTGCGTTTGTCTCTGCTGTCTCTGCCGCTGTCTCGCTTGCGGCTGCTGCTGTAGCGCTGGTGGTTGCTGCGGCTGCATTAACAATTAAATCATACTTTGCGCTGTTAGCATTTGTCGTAAGTGGCTGCGAGCCGCTAGAAGTGTGCGCAGTTTTTACCATAAAGATATTATTAGTGCTTGTGTCCTTAACCAAGTCGCGCACTTCATAAGCGGTAGACGCGGCCCAATTTCCCCGAAACGTACCGATCTCTTGGGTAATGCTAACATTGCCGGAGCTATCAAAAGCAAAGATTTTATTCGCACGATCTGTCGCAGAGATTGTAAATTCAGAGCCAGTAATGACGTTTGTTCGAGAAGCCTTGATTGTTCGACCAAGCTCTTCTTTGTGCTGCTGCACCATGAAGGTCAGTTTGTCTAAACTGTTTTCAAGAGATTGGGCTGGAAAAGGATCGTTAGGAACTAAGTCTAATCCTTGATCCAGGTCCAATTCGCGCAAGATAACAATGGTAACTCCTGACGCCGGTGCAGCCCCAAAAACTACGTTACCGCCGCTAGCGGCCCCTACACCTGTGACAGTGTAGTTAGTTGTAATCGATTGGACTGTTTCTGTTCCAGCGCTTGATCGAAGGATAACCGTCAGCTCATCTTGGTCAAAAACCTTAAAGCCGTAAGCGAAAGTCGTAAGCGCGCCATTGCCGCTGTAACTTGCTCGGTTGGTGCTGCTTGATACTGTCATTACCGTAGACCCTCTGCTTTCAACTGTTCCACTTGCTGATATGCTTTGCGCATATTTGCATATCTTGGACTTTCAATCAACGCTTCCTCACCAGCTTTAATAAATTTCGCATTAAGCCCTCTTAGAAAAGTAACCTTAACCGAATCGTCCATTTCTTGGTATTCTCTGGTTGAGGTAAATACCGCCAGTGCATTTCTAAAGTCTAAAGCCCCATAGCCATCTATGGAAAGCTCTATTTCATTCTTGGCTAAATTTATTAAATCCGATTGCATGCCGTAACTTAGTTTAATTTGCCCCATAGTTTCTGGATTGGTAAGGGGCCATTTGTTCGTCATTGCTTGCAACCTGATCAATTCTTTTTCGTATGGTTCTAGCTTTTCGCCTTTTTTTAGACGAAAGCCGGATACGTTGCTAAACACCGCCGCCACTGGATTAACCGCAAAGCTAAACTCATCAGACCCTTTTGCGTTTCCAAAGGTGTCGTACACCACAGCGTTAAGATCTCTTTCGTCGCGGATAAAACTGTCCTTAGATTGCAGGGCATTCATCTCTTGAACATATTCCAAAACCCCCCGGCCCGTATCACTCTTTTGAGTTCCTACAACAGCATAGTTTGGCGTGCCGTCTGGCAATGGAAAAGCAAAAGTTTTCTTTCCATTTTCGTCAACAGAAATCGCTTCTACTTCTTTTAAAGTGTAATATTCAAAGTCTTCCCGAGGGCGAACCCTTGTAGGATCTGCTAAACGCTGAAACATGCGTTGCAATGAGCTGACAGGATTAGGGAAGCCTGCAATGGTTGCGCTTTCTGCGTAGCTGCGAGAAAGCTTGGCCGCATCGTAACCATCTAAAAATGAAACAACATCAGAAATGCCTTGCAACATAGGAAGCTCTTTATAGTAATCCATTGTTGCTAAAATAGCTGCTTGAGCATAATTCTCCCGCAACTCTGGATCGTTAGTCTTGTTTGCGCGCTGTACTGTGTCGGCCGTAATCGCAAGCAAACCGCCAACAGGCTCAAACCCTGCAAAGCTTACATAGCGTAAAGGGCCGTTTGGCGCGCCGAAACTATCATATAGTGACATGCCTTCTGGAAAGCCTTCGCCCTTTAAAACAAAGCTGTAAGGTTGCCAGCCAGGTGGCAAGGCGTTGCGTGATGCTTTGTCATTTGGCATAGATCCGGTTATCTTGCCGTCCATTGCAAACTGAGCGGTTTGGAACATAACAGCCCCACCCATAGTGTAACGACCAAGGGCTAGCTGTCGCGCACGATTGCCGTTTTTTCCTGTCAAATCTACAATAGATTTGCTAGGCATCCCTGGCACATATTCCATCGTGCGCAACACAGCATTGGTTGGGGCTGTTACAAATGGCATAATAAACCGTCCCAAAAGGGTGCGCTGCAATTTTCCTGTTACGTCCCCAAAAGCCCCCAAGTCAGATTGAAGTGTGTCAAACTTAGATTGAGCGACTAAATCATCCGCCACAGACGATGGATCTAACAACATCATTCCAGCTTCATCTAAAGCCTCTTGCTCACTCATGCCTTCGCGCAAAGAATGTTGGTAGCGCCTATTAATCTGAGTATAAAATTCTCCACGCTGAGAAATTGTTTTTGTGAACTCATCAGCCGCAAGCAACAAACGGAACGGAATCCGCATACGCTTGCCAACTTCGTCTATTGACCTACCAAAAAAACTATCGCCAGAGCTAACACTTGGGGAATATCTTTCAATGTCTAGCTTGGTAGCTCCGGCAGGCATCTCAGTGCGCCATGCAATAGATCCTGCTTTTAGCGCGTCTCTGTACGCGTCTGACCATCCTTTTACTCTTAAAAGCGCATCTTCCATGTAGGCTTGATCTTCACTTATAGGAGCGTGTACTTGGCCAAACGGTTTTTTAATTCCTCTTGCAATGCCGCCATACATACCGGCTACAACTTCTGTCGGTAGTTGAAACAGCATAAATGATGTTGTGCCAATTATGTTTTTCATTTGCGTGGCTGGTGAAGACAAAAGCCCCGCCAAGTAGGCTTGGTGAACCGCGTTTTTTGTCTTTGCGTACTTACCAACTTCAGCCACTCTGTTAATGCCGGACAAGCCATTTTCTTTTGCAGTGCTTAAAATCGCCGCAGCCAAAGCATCTGTGCTTTGATTAGCCCCTGTTTCAGAAAGAAGTCTTTGGGCCTCTTCTCCAAATGCTTTCGCGTCCAACTCCCCGTCAACTCTAATCTGAAAAGATTGCAATGCCCGAGCTGCTTCAGTTTGCGCCCCTTTTAACTGCAATTGAATGCCGCTGTGAATCGAAAGCTGCCTGCGAAATCTTAATTTGACATCAGCCCCAGCAGTTCCTAATTTTATCTGCTCTGCAAGTTTCGTAAGCGTGTCAGCACTTTTTACAAGGATTTCTCTGGCTGCAAGAAATTCTTCTGCGTTTAAACCGCCTTCGCCAATTTGCCTGTTTAAAAGCTTTCTGGTAAAACCGATCTCATCCAAAAATATTTTTTCCGCATTTTTTATAGTGAGATCATTTGGTATTTTGCCACGGGTTCGTGCGGATGTTTCATCTTTATATCGCTCACCAACAGCAGTGATCATTGCTTTCACATCATCTGTTGTGTCAACGTAATCAAAGTTGAAATCTCCGCCATCCTGCAAAGATACAATGTTTTTATCTTTAACTTGAACTCTTGTTAAGATTTCGTCTGCGACCTCTTCGGGGATAAGAGCCGTTTCTGCGTTAAAGCCTTTTGCATCTGCCTGCATCGCTTTTTTTGCTAAATCGTTAATATCAACAGCAGAGGCTTCCGCTTCAGCGGCTTCATCCGCAAAAGCGGATTGTGCGTCTTGGATTACATCTGTTGGGGCTTCTTCGCCGATCTTCGGCGCTTTTAGACCTTGAGCCTCAAACTTTGCCACGCCTTCTGGGCTAAGAACCTGACCGGCCAATGCGCGCTTAGTTGCCGTTTCTGAAAACGCTCCCGAGTCGGGGACTAGGCCAGCCTCTTGCGGCGTTGGCATTCGGGGCGCAAGCATAGGGTCAGCCACTTCTGGAGTTAGCACCTCATCTTGTCCTGCTGTAGCCGCTTTAACCCTTGGGGGCTTAGGCGGAACTACGCCGGAATCAAGCTTATTCAGCAAATCGAATAGCCTTCCGACACCCGCAACTTGCACACCTTCCTGCTCTGGTCCTTGGGCAAACTCAGTTGGCTGACCAACCGCAGTGATGCGTTGCTTGGCCTCTTGGTCTTGTGCTACCTGGTTTGGATCAAATGCCATTTATTTATCTGGCTCCACTTTTTGCTCTTGCTTCGTCAATTCGTTTTTTGAAGAGGTTTTCAAGTTCTGCCCCATCAATATCGAGTATTCCTTGCCCGGTGTTGTCTGAGGCCGCATCTTTTCCAAGCTGTCCACTAAAGTAATTTTTGTAACCGCCACCTGTCTGATCCTCTTCCCAATTGTTGCGCAGCCTAGTTAGGTCTGCTTCCATAATATCTATTTCAGCGTCGAAATTCAACTCATCTGTAATTGCACCAAGTCTATCGTTTGCAAACTCTTGTATATAAGAAACTGCCTGGCTCTTTGTAAGAGGGCTTTCTTTTACAGCATCATCTGTAATTAAAATGCGGATTCCTGGCTTGCCGTCAACAATGATTGGCTGGTAACCGCGAAATAATCCATTTGGCTCTTCAGCGATTATTCGATCAAACAGCGTGGTTAAGCTGTCGCTATCTCTTAAATTTTCTCCTGTAGTCTCAACAATATCAATTGAAAAGTTTTTAGGATTTTTGGTCATTGCTTTAGGTGTATTGATCCAAACCTCTGTTTGCTGGAGCAAGTACCCCAAGCGCGCACCAGCTTCGATAGCTGTTTCTTTTGACGCAATCGCTTGTTGAACTGTTGACGGGTTTTGCCAAAGCTCCCAACCGCCAGTACCGTGAACAGTATTGCCAAGCGTAATACCCGTCTGTTTGTTCACAAGATCAATAGCTTCTGACGTTACTTCATCGTTAATTGCCCTTCGATCTTCTAATGGCAAGTTTCCAAAATCTTCACCAAACTTAGCCGCCCACGGAGATCCTGCCCCTGGGTCAACTTCCATAGAGATCCTTCTAGTTGTTCTGGTAAACGCATCGACAACATCGCCGCCAGTATTTGATCCTCCATACATGCCTGACAATTGCATCCAGCCAATAGCTTGTATTTCTGCCGGTTCCCAATCGCTCCGCCCCATCCAATTTTTATCGTTTAACTCTTCTGTCAATTGTTGACCAAACAGCGCCCTGCTTTCGTATTGTGGCCCTTTAATGCCACCGCCGCCAACGTCCGCAATCAAATTGTCTGGAACATCATAGCCTAGTCTTGTTAAGTGGTTTATGTAGATTTCATCGACAAGACCAGTGTCTCGCGCTGTGTGAATGTCAACAACAAATGGAGAGCCACCTTCAGCCTTATTGCCCATAATCGCTCTTACATTCTTGCCATAGCCACTATCTAGGAAATCAGAAATTTTTTGCCCTGCGCCGCCTTCAATTGTAGAATCTGTAAGAATATCAATTACAATTTTGTTTGCTGACGGCAGACCTTTACCCTTTAATTTATCTTTTGAAACGCCACGCTTGATTTGCTCATAAACAAACAAGACATCATTCAGTGTTTGTTGTGGGCTAGAGTTTTGCTGTCCAGCAAACCAAGCATCTGTAAGTTTTGCAATTTCTTCTGGGTCTCCATTAGCTTGCTTTTGAAACTCTCCAAAAACAATTTTGTACCATGATGCCGCTTTGTTGATTTCGTCTGGAGACATTGTCGCTTCAATGCGCTGCCTCCAATCATCTGGCTCAATATTTCCTACAACAATGTCAGGCAGGTCTGATCCCTCTGGTGCTGGAATAACAGTTCTTGGATTCTTGGGAGCGCCAGGGTAAGGAGATTGCCCTTCTTCCATTTTTTGCAAACGGTTTAAGTGCAAGCGTAAATTTTCGTCGCCTTTTTCTTGGACGATTGGCAACCCGCCATCTGACCTTATACCTTGTTGCTTTGTTTTAGAAACAAGTTTAGCCACTCCCGCAAGGAGCCTATCAACTCCAGGCCCAACAGGGTTGCTAAACATTGTCGAGCCTTCTTGCGCTATGCGCTGCTCGGCCTGTGCTGCTGCGCGCATTAGTGGCCCCTCTAGCCTTTTTACACCCGTTTTAAGAAGCTTGCCGACTGCATAGCCAACGCCTGTTGCCTCGGCCAAGCCTGCAAGCATAATTGTCATGCCCATTGCACGCCCTGTTAGTGATCCATCTGGACCAAAGTTCTGCTGGTACATCCGATAACCTTCTTGGATGTCCATTACGCCAGCAGTACCAAAGTCACCAATGCCGACCTCTAAAGGGTTTCCTGTGCCAAACAGCGCGTTTGAAAGCACATCTGCCTCGCTCCGCAACCTTGGCATGGCTGCTTTGATCTCTTCTTCAATAGTGCGAGGGTCTGCACCTTTCGCCTCTAATTCGCCGCGCAAGCCTTCAACTGCGGCCCCAACCGCAAAGTCTGTTACAGCCGCGCTGCCGCTCTCACGCAGAAGCGGGTCATAGTCGCCTATAAGAGATCCGCCCTCTGACACGATCTTGGCAACTTCATCCTCTGTTAAAGCCTCTGTGCGGCCACTAGGTGCAGCCTGCGCCCCCATAAGGCCAGCCGCCTCCACAACATCAGGACTGTAGCCAGCAGCTTCAAAATCTTCCATAGTTGGCATAGCGCCGGTAGATGCTTGGCGCTCTTGAGCAAACGACATAGCGCCCTCTACCGGCGCTGATTCTGTTGCCGGTGCCGCAAGCGCATCAGGAGCAGCAGACATAACCTCTGGTTGCGGCGCTGGGTAATACCTTTGAAACTCTGGCGTATCGGGGCCAAACTCCATGCCTTCGATTAAGATTGATTGCGGGGCAATCTCTTTTCCCCCACCCTCTTCGCCGATCTGCACATAACCGCCTTGGCTCATAGGCAGAAGAATTTCATGCCTTAATGTTTCAGCGTTAAAAACACTTTTTTTGTTTTTAAAAATTGCGGGATTGCCCACAGAAGCAAGAGTTTCTTCGGCTTCGTAATATTTGTCCATTTCGTAATCGGTGTCATTACCTAACAGATCGCCCATTAAAACAATCCTTTATTTGAATACTTGCGGACTTTTGATTTAGTTCTTATGTATTTATTTTCAGATTCGGCTTGCTCTGTTGCTGTCAGGCTTTCATACCAGCGATCTAAAGCTCCCATAGGGTCAGCTTGAAATTCAGAATCAAAAGAAAGTTCTGGTATGCTTCTAAGCGCAGTTTCCATATCGCTTTCAAAGTTTTCCCTTAATTGTTCTACATAAATGTCTTCATATTCTTTTATTTGTTCTTTAGCATAAGCAAGGATTTCCTTGGATGTCATAGGGTCGCCTTCGGCCTTTCTGTCAAAAAACTCTTCTTGCAAAGCTCCATCCGCAGCTTCAAAAGCAGCCTTAGAAGCTGCGGATAAGTCAGAATCGTTGTTGGCTGCTTGCTGGGCGTTATAGTTAAAACGCCTCTTTATTATATTTGTTGCTCCTGCTTTAAAAATGTTACCGCTTGTAGCAATTTTATTTCTTAGACCTATATGTTGATCCAAAGAAAGATTTGGTTTATTTGAATTTAGTTCCTCAACAGTGAGAGTTCCCTCTGTAGCCATTCCGTTTAGCATGCTATATGTTTCGCCATCACCATTTCCAGGAGTTCTAAAAACAAGATCTGTTTCAGAAGACAAAACTTCTTCCATTTTAGCTTGCTGCTCGGGACTAGCCCACATCTGCCGCGTCAACCCATCGAACAAAATGTTTTGAGCCACCGATCCTGTAAACTCGCCGACATCTTCTCCATAGGTTCGGTAGACGTTTTTCATATCAATAGGGTCTAACAGATCTCTTAATGTTTCCACTTGAACTGTGTCTTCTTTGTCTAACGATATAACAAAATTGTAAGCTCTGACGTTGGCTTTGCCTATTTCTTCTTCGCGCTCACCCTCAAGCTTTTCTTTAGCGTTAAAAAATGTAGAAGCCATTTTTATTGTATCTTGAACAACTTCTTTAGCTTTTTCTGCTGGAACGCTTTGGAGCATATTAATGACATGCGAAGGAAAACCATTGATTCCCACCATATCTTTTGGGTCAAGATCCCCCGAGTTCACCCTGTCAATTTGGTCTAAAAGGCCGGAAAGACCAACCGCAAGTCCAAGATCGTCACCCGCATAAGCTGGAATAAGATTTTCTAATGCCTTGTTTAAGATCTTTTGGCTGACATCACCCATAATCTCAGGGTTGATACCACCGGCTGCAACAGCCCGATTGTGAATGCTTGTCAGACCAGCTTGAGACATAGCAAGCTCATCGACAGTCATATCAAGATTAGGGTCTGACAAAGTGGCTATTTGCTGATCTTGCAAAGCTTTAAGAGCAGCCTGCCTGCGCTTTTCAATCTTTATATCAACAACTTCTTTTAAGCGGAACTTAATTGGGATTTCCATTTGCCGAAAGCTGTTGTCAAAATCCTGCAACGCATATTTGTTTTTGCCAACAGTAGCGCGAAGCTCATTAAAAACGCCATTTACGCCTTCGTTATATTTGTTTTCGCCATCAAAGATATTTGCAAAATCTGTGCTTTTCTCCAACGTGCTAGACAAACCCATCAAGGCTTCTTTTGCAGAAAAGATAGCTTCGTTCTTTTGCGTTTCGACAATCATCTTGTAGCGCATGTTGGCGTATTCACCAACTTGGTTTATAATTTCTGTGCCTACTGCACCCTTCTGCAACGCAGCATTTACAAAAGGCTGGGCGTTCATCCTAGCAGTAATCCGAGCGCCGGGGGCTTCGGATGTTGGCCGCAATTGCGATTTATAAACTGGTATCTGCATTATATAAACATCTCAATTATGTGAACATATTGTTGTTAGAAGCAAATTGACCCGCTCGGCCAAAGCTCTGTATTAAGCTGGTTGTGCCTTGCGCCCTTAAACCAGCGGCCTGCGCCCCGCCTTCCATGCGTGACAGTTCAGCACTTAGCTCTAAGCTTTCTTGCTGATCGTTGATCTGCATGTTTGTGACTGTATTATTAAAATCAACAATCGCTTGATCGTACTCAAACTCACGCGCGGCCTGACGCATAACTCGCATTGGCGTGCCATGTGAAATATCTATACCAGCGCCGCTGTATTGAGTGACAATCGATCCTTGAGCTTCCGCAAAGCGAAACCTATCAACACGCTCCTGCAAAACAGCATTGCGATTAATGATCTCACGTTGCTTTTCCAGTAAGCCAATGTCGCGCTCAATGAGTCCTGCGTTAAACTCGCCCACTCTTGCAGCGGCAGCGGCAGCTTTGTTTGCAGAGCTTTTTGCACTTAGCCCACCAAGTATTGTTGCACCAAGTGTTAGTATTTCAAACATACTCAATCACCTCACAAATCAAATGTGTTCATGCGTGGATATAGCGCAAGAACAGTCATTGGTAGTGGCTGTGATTGCCGCACATAGATGCGATCACCATCAACGAAACCGCCGTCAAACTCGATTTCTTTGTCTCCAGTGAATAATGGCACAGCTTCATCCATATTCATAGAGCTGTCGCGAAAAAATATTCTGTCAGCGTTTCCGCTTTCTGTGCCTACTTCGGCGCCAACTGTCTCATGGAACCTCACGGTTATGTCGTGAATCCTTTTCGGCTTGCCTTGGGAGGTGCCGTCTTGAGATCCAGACTCTAGGCGCATTGTTTGCATTTCGCTTGTGTAACCGAACCCCAGCGCCCCGCTTGTAACTGAAAAGTCTAGCGTCACACCGCCACCCGAAACCGTTTCGTCCGCGTGTGTGGCTCCGTTAGCTAAAATAGATAGGGTCTGGCCCTCAAGGTGATAGAGGCCAGAAAGTGTTGAGGTAGCAGATCCAGAGTAAGCCAAACCGCTGTCTACAAAAAACGCAGCCGTTGTGTCGCTACCAAAATTAAACGTCTTCATAACTTCAACATAGCGCTTGGTTACGCTGTTGATCGTGCGCTTTACTATCATGTAAAGCTCATCCTCACCGCTGTCTGTCGGCAAAGTAATTATGCTCTCAACTACAGCCTGACCACTTCCAAACGACCCGCCAATGATGTGCTTGTGCCAAGCAACAATTTCTTCTTCCCGCCGGTAAGTCAAACCAAGCAAAGTGCCATCAGTGCGGCGCGCCCAAACAATGCTTTCCGGCTCTTGTTGATAGGCAAACTCTTGGATGCCGCCTTCGGTTAAATGTTCTGAAAGAATGGTAATGTCTGGAGCCGCATATCCTGCGACATCTACTTCACCAATATAGCGAAACTCTCGCACTTTGCGCGCTCCGCGCTGGGCAAACAAAGTAACGTCAGCAACTTGGACAACCTCGCTGTCAATGCAGCCATAGTTAGAATACTTTCGGATCACTGTTTGCGTAGGTGTAATCGGGCCACCGTTTGCGGTTGTCAGAACATACTCGCCGCCAGATGTACCAATGTTAAGTATTCGAGTAGCAGACAAGTATCGGATCGCGTTCACTTTGTTTGAAGCAATAGTGTAGATTAGAGCGTCATTGTCACCCGTGCCGGTGTGAAAGTTTAAATAGTCAGCATTCTTTGAGAACCACAAGGTCTGTGGATTATTGTTTGTTGCCGCAAAAACTAAACGCTGTTCAAAGAAAGTAACAACGCTAGGGTAATTGTCAGAGCTAGTCAGAACTGGCGTATTGTTTTCGTTAATAGTAGGAGTCGCAAACGTCCAAGCATTGTGATCAGTGCGGGAAAGCGTGCGGATAGCGTGGCTTGGATGCACTATATACATAACATCCGCAGATTGCGCGAACCGAACATCATTAACCTGAGCAGATGTATATGGGGTTGCGACCTCATAAATCTTTGCGGTTGTTACGCCATTGTTAAAGGTTGTGAAATTTGTAGTATTAATTGCCACGCCATACAAATCTGTCAGCGTGAAAGTGTTTGTAGAGGCACCCGCCACAAGATAGTTTCTAGATTTTAGCTCGGCCATCGCGCCAGAGTTTTCTAAATATACTTCATCGCCGTTGCTGTAGCCATGAGAATTACTTGTAAGGACACCAGGGTTAGCTTTTGTAATTGCTGATATTGTTTTTGTGGCGCTAAGAACTTGCAAACCATTGCGGAAAACACGCATGTATTGGTTGCCAAACTCTAGCGCGTATGTGTCTGCGGTTTTAAACTCAAACGGAATCAGCCGCGTGACATTTGAGCTGCTCTTAACTTCGCCAAGATATTCTGTACCTGGTCGGCGCGTCACGCCGCCGTGAGGCTGCACGATCATGTTTGTTAGAATAGACAAACCTTCAAGGTACTTCTCAATCGTAGCGCGCCCTTCTAGGCGCGGTGAAATTTCCCCTGCGGTAAATGTGCTAATCGCTGGTGCTGATCGCGCCATTAGAACCTCGCTTCAATAAAGTCACTTGCCTCTATTCGTTGCGGCGCGCCTTCGGTTGCGTCAACAAATCTTGCTTGCTTTAACTTGTCTGAGTATTCAGCCGCCATCATTTGCTTAACACCATTTGATCCAGTTATTGCATAACCTATTTCGAATGCTAACGCCGCAGACAATGCGTCAATTAAATTGGCGTCATACTCTTGCGGGTCAGTTACTCTGGCAACATATTTGATCTTAACTGTACCTTCGTCACATAAAAGCTTACGGCCCTCAATAACGAAAACAGGGCCACCTGTGTTGCTTCTCATATTATCTTGAGGATAAGACATTGACCCGTTGCTAAACTCTAGCACGCGCAAACAATATGGGCTGGTGGGCAATGCGAATTGATTAGAATATCCAAAAGAGGGCGAATCAGTCTCTTTGGCAAGCTCGGCCCTGCGGATCAAGCAATTCCAAGGGTGCGCCCGAAACACACTGTCGCGCACGCTGTCAAACCTCTGATTGATTAAACGCGCCGGTTTGCTGTTTTCCTCAAAGCTTGAAATGTTATTAGCACCCAAGCTATTCAGCGCATAGTTTGCAATATCAACCGTACTGGTCATAAGCTCTCTCCATGTGAAAAGAGGGGGCGGCGAACCGCCCCACTCCTATTAGTCTACCACATACATGATAGTTAGCTCAATAGAGCCTGTCGCCGTACCCGCATTAGTCACGGTAATTGCTACGCCGTTCTCGTTTGCATCTGTCTCTGTGCCGGAGCCTAGAGCGATAGTTGCAAGAACGTCTACCTTTTGGGCAGATGTTGACGCAGCCGCTGCCTTGTAAGCTGCCGCTGCCGCAGACACAGCCGTACCGGCTGCGTTTGTGTGGGCCGCGTAGCCAACAGACAATGTTGTGCCACTACCAAGCGCGTCATATGCCAGGTTTCCTTCAACCAAGCGCGCGCCATCGGGTAAAATAAACATCTCAATTACACTAGCAGCCGCCAGTGAAGATGCTTCGTATGTGCCATAAGCTATGCGGACTCGTCCACTAAGCTCATTGGCTTGGTTCATCACTGCCGGTGTGGCGCGTGAGTTGGTGCGTTGTGCGGAATATACAGTAGCCATTTTTCAGTCTCCTTATTCGTTACAAGCGATTTCAACGACTTTGGACTCTTCCATCCTCGTCGCACCGACTGACTGACAATAGTACACCTGAGTCGCATAGGATTTGTCTGCACGTTCATCAATGCGTGCTGATGGCTCTTTGCCAATGGCGCACTTGATGCCGTCTGTTGCAAACGCAATCACTCGACGATCAGAGTTACTATCTATGCTCAAGCGGTTTGAAACGATAAAGTTAAAACCAACAAACGTGTTGATTTCGCCCATCGCTAGAGCTTTGACAGTGTTGTAGTCGCTTGAAGTTACAGTTGTGTTGTTCAACAAGTCAGAAATTTGCTTTGGAGAAACAACGATATTACGCGCAATCGAAGGATCGACGTTTCCGCTGTCAAGTTTCTCTTTAGCTTCAACCAACTTAGCAATGGTCAAACCGGCAGATCCGTGTCCGATCTTTTGGCCGTTTGGCAATGATGTTGTTGTTGAACCGTCTTTACCTGTCTGGGCTACGCCAAGAGCAGCAGAAAGGATAACATCATCCATTGCGCGGCCCATAGCTGCGGCAGCAGCACGACTGTATGTTGAAGTCGGATCAACGAGCAAACGCACTTTGTCTTGATCATCGATCAAGTCAGCGTACTCATAGTCAGACATTGTTACCATCCGGCGGCTATGTGGAGTGTCCACAATAGGCGTATCAGCGTGGCGCGAAGTTCGTAGGACAGCCGCAGCCGCACCCACTTGGTCAAAGAAAGCTTTTTCGCCATTCACGCTTTCCACATCTACCGCGTTACGCAGCAGAGAACCCATTTGCTGTGACAGCATTTGGATGTTTGCAGAAAACTGATTGACAAAAGCTGTGGTAATTTGAGAAGACATGTTGTCTCTCCTTGCTCTGTTACAGTTAAAGTTGCTGCGCCCGGTTATCCCTATTGGGGCCTTGCTACTGCTTAGGGCAGATAATCCGCTTGACACACAAGCTTGGCGGCGTGGGCCTTTCGGTTATCCACTATGACATGAATGCAAATAGTCGCTGCGCTTCCGCAACGTATGCATCATGCTCTGGATGCTTCGCATCCAAATACGGCCCGTCTTGCCGCATAACCTCTTTAAGTTGACGCTGCGCCTCATCTGGCGTCATCACCAATTCGGTAGGTTCACCTACTAGGTTATCCTCTCCGATCTGTTCTGCCAAGCGAGAAAACATTTTTATAATTTCTGGGTGATCTCCAAGCTTGCGGCCATCAGACAATTCGACGCTTTCAAACATCTGCATACCCTCTTCGCCCAGCATTGTGCGTGCAGCGCCCTGTGCCATGCCTATACGCTGCTCGTAAGCTTTTCCAAACTCTGCGCGCAGGGTTTGCTCTGACTCGTACAGAGCGGCCTCTGCGCGGCCCTGAGCCTCACCCTTGGAGCTTTCTCCGCTTTCGGTGATGAATTTTGCAAGGCGGTCTACCTGTCGGGGCTGCAATCCTGCTTCCCACATAGCTTGGCGAAGACCAGAAACAGCATCGTCGTTCATACCATCGCCTAGGTTCATCTCATAAGCATCAGCGCTATCTGGGCGACCAACAGAATTGTAAAAATCATTATACTGATCATCTGTCCAGCTCTTGCCAGGCTTGGCAATTTTGTCAGAGCCAATCATGCGTTGCGCATTAACATAGCTCTTTGCCAGGCTGGCAGGATCTGTAAACGTCCGCAATGACGGTTCGCTGCGCAGATCTTCTGGCAAACTATCTAAAAATCCAACTGGTGCAGAAATGGCACCCCCTGCGACTTCTTGAGATCCAGTATCTTGGATTGCCTCTTCGCTCATCGTTTTTCCTTTTCTTCGGTCAGCATACGGACAATCAGCAGCAACGCTGCGCGCTGACCTTCATTAAATGCAGTTTCATAAGGATTGTCCGAAAACGTAGTTACCTCGTATCCAAAACGGGATTTAATATCGCGGAGTACCTTCTCGCCGTCCTCAGTATTAAACGTGCGCCGGTAGGCTAACTTTAAATCCTCTATCTGCTTCACTGTCCACCGCCTTGCGCTGCTTTAACTAAAGGCGCAATGTTGCCGCCAGCTTCAGCCGCCATCATTTCGCGCTGCATCTGCTCTTGAACCTGAGCTTGCTCTGCTTGCTGCTTGCGAACTTGCTCAACCTCATCAGCACCTCGGATTATTCGAGCTGGCAAACCGGCTGTCTCAACCAAATACTGAACCATCTTGTCGCCGTCCAAGTAATCTGTGACAGGCGCAACCTCGCTAACTTGTAGCAAGATTTCAAACCCGCGAAGCATTGCCTGCAAGTCCGTAAGCTTCTGAGCCTTAGCAAGTGGAGAAACGTATTCAATATCAATGTTTTGGCCTTGCAATTCTTCGGGTGGCTCGGGAAGTAAGCCAGCCCGAAGAAGCAATGCAAAAGAACGATCAATCAGCGGCTGGAGAAGCTCGGCCTGAAGGCGACCCAAAACAGGGCCAAGCAAACGCATTTTCTCTTCGTTCCTCTGCAATACCTCAGTTGCAGTCATTGCAGAACCTTGCCCTAACAACAACTGATCAACATAAAACGCCTGACGAATTGCAGTCCGGCGCTGCTCTTCCATGTTTAAACCTAGCGGATTGTTTGCGCCAATGTTTAAAGGCTCCAAACGATCCCGAGTACCCGAGCGGTAAAAGTTCAAAGACCCTGGGGTAGTGCGGATAGGAAGCATAAACCCGTCATCAGGAACCATCAAAGGCGGATCAATCTGCTTTTGAGCAGCTTTGATCGTTGTTTCAGACATCTTGTTTAACATCTTAACGTCTGGCAACGCAGTCATTGCCGGTGATCGGCCATAAGTAGACACGCTATCCTTAACAAAACGTGGACACATAAACGGAAATTCGTCAAAGCCGCCCTCAGAAAGCAGCTCCCTGTTGTCAGCTAAGTAATAAACAGAAGCCACAGGCTTGTTTTTCGCCAGCTTACCTGTTGCCTCGGCTCTAGGGAAAACAGCGTGGACAACACTGTGCTCCTTATAAGGATCATCTTTTAAATCTATTTCTATCTGACGCGGCATTTTCGCATCTGGGAACTGCATGGCAATCGCCCGAGCAGTCAATTTAAACTTACGGTAAACAGTATCAACGCGGCCACTAGGATCTTCGCTTATGCAAACTTCAGCAATGTGACGGCAAGCAAAACGCAAACCACCCTCTTCAGACTCAACATAAAAAGCCCCTGTGCCAAAAACAACCAAGTCGTAATACAGCTCATGAATTTCTTGCTGGAAGTTAGAACGGTTGAAATGCTGGTACATCTGATCCATGCAGATTTCTAACCACTCATTCGCAGCGTCATCACGCTGCAAAGCAGTGTCCCGATAACGCATCGCAAACCAAGGCGTGCTTGGAGAAGTCAACATCCCATGCAGCGAAGACGCCAACAACTCAACAGCATGAATAGCCGTGCCGTCAAAAATCATCTCAGTGCGCTTGTCGCCCTGCGTCCGCTTCTTTGTAATGTCAGCCTTACGAGGCAGCATAAAATCAGCCAGCTCCTGCCAGTGAGATTCCCAATTGGATCGCTGGTTCTGTAACGTCTTATATCTTTTGTCTAAGCGTCCAACTAACGGATTTATCTCTGCCATCATTTTATCCCGTAATTTGTCATCATTGTACGCTTAGGACGCGCCTTAGGACTTTTAATTCCTGCCACCGCACCGCCTTGAGTCCGGCCAGCCATCTTTTGCTGCGCACGCTCCAAAGGATCAACAGTAGATTGACCAAGCATAGCAGCAGGCTGAGAAGAGTTGCCGCCCATAATACCAGCAATGTTGCTCGGCTTCTTTTTCCCAATAAGCATACTACCCCCCGATCAATGAACGGCGGAGGCGGGTCTTGCCATCGTCTTCGCCAGAACCAAGCAAACCGCCAGGTTTTGTAAGAATAGTTGACCGGCGACCCTTCTTCATCATCTCCAAAGCCGCGTCTTCAGCCTCGCCAACAGATGTGGCACTGGCAGCATCAAACTGAGCCTGACCGCCAGCAGCCGTGCCAACAGATGCAGTTCCAGTAGCATCGCCAGTAAAGTCACGATCATCGCCAAAAGTCTGGTCGCCAATAGTTTCAACTTCTGTTAAAGAAGTGTCAACCGTTTCACCAAGAACAGTTCCTGTGTCTGCTGTGGTAGTGGTAGTAACTGCTGTATCAACAACAGGGGCAGAAACTGCGGCAGAGTCATTATCGTCCCTTCTTATAAGCTCTTCGTTAGCGGCTGCACCCCTAGCTCGCCGTTCAGCTAAATCACGATCATAAACATCGTTTTTCTTTTTAAGGCCAGTATCCATTAAGAAATCATCAACGGCGCTGTTGGCCGGGGCGCTCATAGTTGAGCCTCTAGGCGCGCCACCGCCGCCGCCAGTAGGATCTCTATCCGGCTTACTACCACCAAAACAACCGCCCATTACAAAACCTTCCTATACTCAGAGCCAACAGGCTCATAACCCAAACGCTCAATTAGTTTATTAGACCTAGACATCGAAATGCCAGAAGAAGTGCCGCCAACTAAAATCTTCGCGCCCTTGTCAGACGCCCAAGCCTCAAACATCTTCAATAACCTAATACCAATCATGCTGCCACGATGTTGGGGCAAGACATACCACAAATTATTCTGAGCTGACAAGGTTTTTGAAAAATACATTTGGGAAACCCAGCCAGACATGAATCCAGCAACAGAACCATTCAGCTTCGCAACAGCAAGAAAACAATTGTCATCATCGTAAAGCCAAGCCAAATGACCAGCAAAAACAGCATCATCAAAAGGAATATCTTTTAATTGAGTTTCTTGGTGAAAATCACGGCACATCTCAAAAATAGAAACAGCATCACTGCGACCAGCTAAACTGTAACTAGAAACATCACGCCGCAAATGGATCATATTCCATTACCGCCATTCTCTGAGGAGCCGCCAATTGGCCCCGACTCTCACGCAAACCAACAGCCAAATATCTGAAAGCATCAGCAGCATGGCTCGACCAATCGTGAACAGGCGAAGCCCTAAAGCTACGAGTGCGCTCATTGTACGCCCGGTGATACTGCCGCAAACATTCCAAACCATGCTTACACTTCTCTTTATCAAACCATAAACGCGGGATCAACATCTGAGCCGCATGTATTCCATCCTCAATCGGCAGCTTAGGAACAACCCGAAAGTTTAAGCCTAAGTCCCAAGCAACCTCGCGCCTACTCTTGCCAGACCCCAATTCCCTAACCTCAATATCGTGCGGCGCATTGTGATCGCCATACAAATAACTCTTAGAAGTTAAAATCTTGCAGTAATGAGGCAAACCCTCACCCCTAGCTTCATAGTAATCTATCACATGTATAGCACGGCCAACCGATTGCGTAAACCATATTGCTGTGGAATCGCCAACTCCAAGATCCCACCAAGTATCAACCTTCGCTGAAGGGTCATAAGGAACATTGGAAACACGGCCATCAATCTGTGAAGTCTCCATCTCCTTGCCATAAACAGCGCCAGGAACATTCGCATTCCAACTACACTCAAATTCCTGAGCATACTGGTCAATGCTCATCATAGACCTAGCAGCCTCCAATTCCTCATCGTCCAGCAACCCCGTCTCACTCGCCTTGTATACAGCAGCCAACCAATTAGGATTACTCGCAGCTTCTTCATACTTATCAAAAAAAGCATTGTGGCCCTTGGGCGTCCCAACAAACACACACCAACCCTTCCGATCAGATAAAGCAGGACGCAATACCTCAGGGAAAACATTCTCAGGCATGTCGGCAACCTCATCCATCACACAACCGTCAAGATAAATACCCCGCAAACTATCTGGATTCTCAGCGCCTAAAAGGCTGATACGCGCCCCGTTAGGCAAATCACACCGCAATTCAGTCTCATGAAACCGAACATTCGGGATCTTCCCAGCAAACTGTTTTATATAATCCCAGGCTACATTCTTCGCCTGGCGGTAGGTGGGCGCCATATAGGCATACCGGGGGTTCGTCTTGTCAGACATTAACGCATCACGCAAAACATGATTGATCGCCCAAACAGTCTTGCCAAAACGCCGGTGACAAACAACAACACCCCAACGCTTCAAACTCATCTCATTGTGCAGCTTTAACTGCAACTCACGCGGCTCATACGGAATCTCAATATGCGTCAATGCTCAACAACCTTCTCCTGATCCTCATAGATCAATATGCCGTTCCGCTCTAAGATAGCCTCATACAAATCAATAAGCAATATAGCGCACTCAAGCTGCATAGACGCGCTGGCACTAGAAAGAACCCCGCAACGCAAAGATCGCATATGGCCGAGTAGCGCATGCTGTTGCGGCGTTAGAGGAAGCGTCAACGTCATTCCAACTCCGGTGTAATATGGGTATAGAAGCGGCGGATTATTTTTGGGGGGGTGGGGGGGTCACTTGCGCAAAATGCATAGCTTACCCTTAGGTTCATAATGGTTATTATGTTAAATAGAAAATAAGTAACTGTTATTGCTACAGAATTTATTCCAGCTAGGTATGCACTCAACGCAAACCACAACATGTTGTGCCTACCCTGCTGCTCAGCCTGCCTGACCGGCGCAACATCAAGGCACCTCATCACCTCCGCTTCATGCGCGTAGATGGGACGCACAGGATGTGATGTATACACATGATATGAGGTCAATGCTTGGTTGCCACATCTGCCTTATCTTTGCTGGGTTCATCTACCGCAGTAACTTCTACTGCGTCACCTCCGGCCCAACTGATTGTGAATGCTTGGGCTTGTGGCTGGTCTTCCTTTTTGTCTCGGATACCGAACGGTTGGTTCCTTGCTGTTGTCCACTTGAGGGTATCGATCTCTAGCCTGCGTCTGTTGACTTCAGCGTTCAGCTCTCTGACATCCAGTCCTTTTGGCAGTGGAGCCATTGCCAATCCATTGAGGTGATCGGCGTAGTATTCTGCTTGGAGGATACGGCCTTTGCGGTACAGTTCCCACATTTCATCGTCGCCTGCCACTGCTCTTGTGACTGCTCGGTATGTTGGCATTCCGTTTGACTTAACGATATCAACTAGGGTTTCGCCTTGTGCTAAGCGATCCACTATCTTTTCCATGATCTCTGCGTTGACGGTTCTACTCTTGCCCATGTTCTATCCTCGTTTGTTTGTTTGGATCATAGCACAAAAAAGGCCCAGCGCAATAATGCTGGGCCAGTTGTTGAGGAAGCAGAGCAGTGGGAAATGGTTGGGACGCTGCTCAATCCGTGCTTCATTGTATCAGAATGGGATGTCATCATCAAATAGTTTTGATCTTTTGGGCCTGATGTCCATGACTTCTGCGCCTGGGAATGATTGCTTGACTGCTTGTTCAAACTGTCCTGCTTTGTGTTTTCTAAAGTGTCGGTATGCTAGGGCCACTTCACGCATTGTGAGCAGTTCCATTTCTGGTCGTTGTTGTTTGATTGCTTGCCACGATCTTCCGTCTTTCATTATTCCGAGCAGCTCACCGTCTATTTCCATCTCCCACACGTCCGTAGAGGCTCTCTGAGCGCCTAAGCGCTCTGCTTCTGCATCCATAGCCGCCAGCCCTCTAACAACGATCTCTGCGCGTATTTTACATTCCTCTGGATTATTTTCTTGTATGGCTGCATTCATCTTTGCCATTGCTGATCCATATTTCTGGGCTGTTTCGACGCTTACCAATTCTGGCAGCATATCGATTCCCCATTTAAGGTCCATTTGCACTGCGCTCCGATCGACTGGCGCTATTGCGTAGTCGCACATAATTTCTGTTTTGCTTGCTTCACGATTAAACAGTTTATCTGCTTTCTTTGAATACTTAGGCTTTCTTGTTTTAGTTTGCGTTCCCATCTTCTTTTAATCCTCCACAGTTAAATCACCACAGTTTTATCTAATCCACATTCCCCCACAGTAGTATGTCTAATACATACAACTACTGTGGTGGAAGTATTTGTGGCCTTTTCTTCCACAGTTCCACAGTTCACCACAGTTCATAAATATACAACTGTGGAACTGTGGAAGGCATACAATTCACCCCGTACATTCTCCATCGACCCATCCATCAACCCACTTCCTCCCAATGCACCCACTCGCCTACGACAACGCACGGCACGTCTCTTCCATGTCGTTTGGACGGTATGTCTGCTATTTTGAGGCTACCAGTGTTTATCCATTGCTTTGCTACTGCTTTGGCTCTGGCTTTATCGCCTGGTTTATCTATGTCTAGGTTTAGCTGTTCTGCTACTGCTTGTCCGATCCAGTTCTTTGCTCTGACATCTGATCTGTATGCTTGGTCGTTTTCTTCTGCTTTTGCGACTGTTCTTTGTACTTTGTAGAGGTCTTTGGTTGTTATGCCGTCGAACAGGTCAGGCAGTTTAAATTCTGTTGCTACTCCGAGGCGTTCACCGTTTGCTATTTCGACTGACACCATGCGTCTGTAAGTTGCTTTGTCCGATGGGGGTGCTAGGTTTGCTTTGCCATCGTCTATTCGGAATATCCCGAGGCTTTCTTGTTCGTCCACTCCGAGTGCTTGTGCGTCTTCTGGTGTGATCCTGTTGATTACTCTTGCTGCTCTTGCTGCACCGATCAAAGATCCTGCTCCGCGCACTGAATCAACTGTTGCGTCTTCTCCGTTGCCTTTTCTGATGTGATGCACGAGCTGAACTGAGCTGTTGGTGTCTCTTGCTAGCTTCCTGAGCATTGATACGACTGCTTGTATGCTGCCATTGTTGTTTTCATTGACCAGATGGGCTGACACGAATGGGTCTAATATTACGACACCTATGTTGTTTTCTTTGATCTTTCGGATCATAAAGGCTAGCAGCTCATCGTTTTGGATTAGGCCGTCCCTGCCTTCTGCTGCGAGTGTGATCTGCATTGTGTCCTCACCATCCATGAACAGCTTGCCTGTGACATCATCTGGCGTAAGTCCGTAGTGCTGCATGGCTGCTAGGGTTCTCATCTGCATTTCTGAGATTGGATCTTCTAGATTTATGATCCAAGTGTTTGTTTGTTGTTTAACCTGAACGCCAAGAAGGTCTTTGCCTGTTGATATTGCCAGTGCCTCGACAATGATTGCTGATGTTTTACCGATACCTCCGGCTGATGCTGTGACGCTGATATACTTCTTAATGTAATCGTATCCATAGACCCACTCTCTGCGGGGCAGAGACAGCGCATCGAACATTGTGTAAGGCGTAGGCCATTCATGGCCTGTATCGTCCTCTGTGTGGCTCTGTGTAGGCTCTAGGGCTATGTTCATGGCTTGGTTTTGCTGATCCATGCGCTCGGCTGCTGGATCTGGCTGTGGCGTCCATCCTTTTGCTCTTGCTCCATCGATTGCCTTTTGGACTTCTCTTCGCGTGTCTTCTGGTGAGTATCCTGCCAATGTGAAGCTGTCGCTGATCGCGTGGATCTCTTCGTCTGTTAGTCCTTTGTTGACGTATGAGCCAACCAGGCGCACCATATTGAGGTGCCAATCATCCCCTGCTAGCACGTTCTGCACTGCCATCTGCCTGTCCATTGCCTGCTGTCCGAGGTCTATGTTGATTGTGCTAGCAACCGGCGTTGATGTCTTAGGGAATGTTCGCATCATGCGTTCAAACTCTACTGGATCTCTGTCTGTACTAAATTCTGTACGCATTGTGACCAGCTCTGGGACGTATCCTTTGTCTTGTTTCTTTTGGTTGGGCCATGAGACTGTGCCTGCCACGCGCATTATTCGGCTTGGGTTTACGACTGCTGCATCTGTTTGCAGTGATGCTGCTATTGATTTCTGAACGTCACGCCATGCCTGGAGGTTTTGAACCGGTTCTTCTAAGGCCCAGTATGCGTGGCCTCTGGCGAATGGCGTTGTTCCTGTCTTGATTGACATTGTGAATTTTGGGCCTGCAAAAGACAGTATGTTTTCCATTGCGCCTGCTGTGTCTGCGTCGGCAAAGCAATAGAATGCTGCTAGGATGTCGGTGTCTTTGGCTGCTTGGCCTGCTGGGATGTCTACAATGGGATCAATTGGATTGATGCACATGTAGATGTTTTGCTTGGCTGCGTTCATTGCCTCGGCGTGCTGAACTGCATCATCAAGGTTTTTTAGTGCAAATCTTGCGGCATTGGCTGATCCAGTTGTTGAGATAGAGCGTATCTCTATGAGCGGCTTGCCAACAGCATTCCAATTTTCTGTAATCTGTGCTATAAACTGCTTTATGACTTCGGACTTGGGGGCCATTTCCATTTTGTTTTCCATTTCCCTATTCATATTGAACCTCCCTGAACTGCCCAGCGGCTTAGACCGCTGGGCCTTTTTATTTAAAACTCTGCGTCAGCCGGTGGTTCTGCTGCGGGAGCTGGTGCAGGCGGTGGTGTGGGTGCAGCTTCTTCGACTGCTATCCCTGCGGCGACACCTTCTTTGAGGCTATCGGGTTTATCAACAGCAGTGACTTCAAAGATCGGCACACATGTGCCGCCTTTGGTAAACTTGATGTCTTTTGTGTCAACAAGCTGAAGCCTCGCCGACTGTCCTAATGGAATTTGCGATAGCTTTGGGGCCAGCTCTGTGAGTGCTGCCCAAACGCCTGCGCCTGCTTGTTCCCACATGGCAACCTTTCCGCTACCGATTGCGCACTTAACTGAGAAGCCTTTCTTGTAGTCATCGCCAGGTTTAGCCATCATTTGATTAACTGATGGGTTCCACTTCCATTCAGGCGCTACGCCGATCATGCCGTCTGACTTCTGCCAGCCTGTCTTTAGGCTTTGCAAATCAATTATGAATCCGTTTGCGCGTGCGCTTTCAAACTCATCCTTGGCTGCACCATCCCGAATGTAGAACTGCTTGGCTCGTACTGCACCGTCTTGGGTGCCACGCGCTGACCATTGCAGATATGTATTAACGTCAGAGCCTGTTGCTCCTAGATCGATTTCAAACATTTTGTATCCTTTACGTTGTTTGATTGTTGGGTTTGTTGTGCGCGTAACCCTGCGCTGGGATTAAAAACCATACAGCTCTTCTCGTGTGTCTTCCGACCCGTTCCAGTAAAAGGAATTTGGGTTGACCGGTATGATGTCTTTAATTTCGTCTGCGCTACCTGAGCGCAAAAACTTCTCAAGCCTAGCAATCCGCTTCTTGGCTATGGCTAGGATCTCTGTCGGATCGCCGTCTTCTAGCAGGCTTGTCTTCTTTGATGACACATAAAGAAACTTAACAATCTGATTGCCTCTTGCCTGCTGATAGATCGCTCTTTGTAGCTGATGCTCTGCTGACATCGTGCTTGGAATGCGGCCTGTTGTTTTAAGATCAATGACCACGCCGTGATCTGGGAATACAAAATCAAGGTATCCGATCACAGGTATTTCAAAGTCAGAAGTTTTAGCTGTGATGCTGATCTTTACTTGGCCCTCTTCTGGAAACTCAGGCTTTCCGTACTGCTCAAGGTCTTGAAGCGTTAGCTCCATGCACGGCTCAATCATAGCGCGCTCTTTGCTTATCTTTTCGTCGGCAAGAAAAAACATTTTGTCAAACTTTGCCAAAGCCTTTTCCAAAGCAGCTTCCTTTTGCATCTCGCCGGTAAGGAATGCTGACACTGCATCTTCTGTGCAGATGCCCCGCATTGCCGGTGCTGACATTGATCCACGCTTCTTGAACAAGTATGTGGCAACCCAAACGTCTGGCGCGTTTGTCCACAAATTGATGCTGGACGCTGAGAGGTGCTTGATGCCATGCTTTTCAAAACCATTCATGCTGTTAGCTTTCCATATAGGGCCAAAAGACAGGCTTCACTTCTGCCATCATCCTTGACGCGCTTGAATAAATCAGCCTGCTCAGGCCATCTTTGGCTGGCAAGTGATCGGCTCAGTCCCTTGTCTTTGTTTAAACCTAAAAATGGTTTCCACTTGGACGGCGTGACCAATGTCATTGGTAGCTTGTGCGCTGCAATAGCCATCTGCGTGGCTCCGTAGCCTTGACCAAATCGGAACATACTGCTGACTCCGTTGCCCCTTACGGCGCTTACCTGTTCCAGTATTACATGATGAGGCTCATCGCCTTCTGGCGTTAGGATTGCATGCAGCTCGTACAGGTTAAGCTCTGTCTTACCCTTTATGTTCTTGTAAACAGGCATGTCATGCACTTCGACGCGGTTAGGTTTCGGCCAGAAGAATGCAATTGCACCAGTAAAACCTGGATCGATGCCGACATATACAGTCATACCTGATCTCTGATTTTAATGCCGTTAAAGTTAAGGAAAAAGAAGATCGCCTCTTCGGTGAGGTCGCGAAGGGTTGGGTCTTGCCCAGCCATCTTCTTTCGATTTTCTTGCAGCGCTCTCATGCCGTCAGCCAACTCGCACTTGATGCGGTGGTTCCATTGTTCTTTGTTCTGTTTCATTTTAACCCCAAGGTTGCTAGTCATTCACAACACATAGTGCTAGCAATTATTTTTATCAAGTGCAAAAATTTGCTAGCAAGGGTATTGCAAAGCTGCTAGCAGTCCCTTATCTTGTATTTTTAATTGGACGAAAGGAAAACCAATGAAACGTAAATTTGAAATCACCGGCGAAATCGTATTTATCATTGCATTGTTTGCAGTGCCATTGCTTGTGAAGGGAACAATGTGAATGAAGAAATTTATTGACTGCCCAGAATGTGACGGCAATGGGACGCAAGAGCAGGAGGTATACGTTAGGCAAGGCTTTACCAACGACTACGGCTTTCCAGACTCTGAAGTTACCGAATGCCGGAACTGCGCAGGCACTGGGAAGATTGAACCGCTGGAGGCTGATGAATGACACTAACACCGGCAGACACTGCGATCCTAGAATACTTGCGCAGACAGGTAGATAGGTTGCAAGATGAACGATACAGGCAAGACGTTAGACCGAGCATTGCAAATGAACTTCATATTGCCCAGCGCGATCTTAAAGAGTTTACATCTGATTTAAGAAAAAAAGGATACCACATATAATGGTAAAGATAGTTGACGTTGAAATCTCTTTGGATAATTTCAAGCGCGCGTTTAATCGTATACCTACTCAGGAAGAGATTGGCATGATGATGCGGCTCAAGGCGCACAACCATGAGAAGCAACCTTCCAACGGCAAGATGCACATATCAATGAATCGGCGCTGTGATTTTCAAAAGGCCGCTCAGGACTCAGCAAGGGGAAGATCTCTTAAAGATAATGTTGTTATAACAAAGCAAGTCTGGTCAATTAATTGCTTGCTGGTTAATGGTTTGAAAAAAGACCAGATCATTGATGCGCTGCATTTGACCGAGCAAATGTATGACCGGGCTTTGGCTCGGTACAATCTCCCTAGAAAGGGACTAACCAAAAGGTTTAAGCATGAAAAGAGATCAAGTATTATCTGAGGCAGCGCGAATCATTAGCGGAGATCGTCACGATGATTACGGCCCAGCTTCTGATTCATTCAAAAAGATTGCAAACCTTTGGAGCGCGTACCTTGGGGATCGTACAATAACATCAATGGATGTTTCCAACATGATGATCCTTAATAAGGTTTCACGCACTCTAACGTCACCTGAGAAGACAGACACATACACCGACATCTGCGGCTACTCAGCATTGTGCTGTGAAATTATGACAGAAGGATAAGAAAATGACCTACTGGGCAGCACTAATCCTGACCTACACCGTAAACAGCGGCGTGATCTCTTATGAGGCCACATCAACGGTATACTTTAAAGATATGCAAGCCTGCTCCGTTGCCAGCGATGTAATCTATCCCGTTATCCTTGCGCAATCACGGGACAGCATGGCAAAGTGCAAGCGAACTGAACTACCATCCTATAGTATTAGACCGAAAGGAAGACCTAACAATGGATAAAATAGAACTTGCTGGATTGATTGGCTGCATGATCGGCTTCGTCTGCGGAGCCGTCCTTATGGCGGTAGTCGGTACAATATTTTAGTAATCGTGAGGCCAGCCTGGTGAAAAGTAACAAAATGCTGGTTTGGTGTAGAATAAAGTTAAAATTAAAGCTGGCCTCACGAAAAGCATAACACCGAATTTAATCACTGCAACTACTTTTTCTTCTTGTTCATCATAGATGTTTTGGCGCTGTCCTTAAAATCTTTGGAGCTAGGCGCACCAGCCGATCCAGGCTTGCGCATTTTCTCTCCGCTGCCAGAAGCAATGCGCTTCTTTTTTGCGTTGATGTTTGAATATAATCCTTGCTTAGCCATCTAACCATTCTCCTACGTTAAAACCTGGGCAAGCTTTGCTTGCATAATCATTGTGTCCTGACACTGTTTTGATTTTTGGATGCTTTTCCTTGTAGTCCGCAATCAACTTTCGTAAAGCTGCATCCTGCTCTGTCGTAAAGTTATCTTCAAACTTGCCATCGGCTACACCGCCACGACCACCGACTAAGCTCACGCCTAGAGTTGTAGAGTTTCGACCAGCAACATGCGCGCCTTTGCGATCATCTGATCGGCCATGTGCAACTGAGCCGTCACGATGCACTATGGCATGGTAACCTATATCAGACCAGCCTCGCTCCTCAGTGTGCCAGCGGCGGATCTCAGCAACAACATCTTCAGCCGATTTACTTTCGTACCACTTGGCATTCGTTGCTGTGCAATGCACAACTATTTCATTTATTAGCCTCATTTTGTTAATCCTTGTTTCTTTTCGTAACTGCGCAGACCACCAAGCCCGAGCATCCCCATCATAACAGTCATTAGGCTACCCATGTCAAATGATGGTAGCTCTGGTATGGCGACACCAGCTACTGTGACGCCGAAAACTATGAATGGCTGCAACACGAAATGGTATGCAAACGCAGCACCGCAAACCCATCCGATGAATGGTCTCCAACCGCCCTTGAACACTGAACCGCTGGCTGCTTCTGCTTTGTTTACTTCTATCTGCGCAAGCATCGCTTCCTGCGCGTGCTTGTCGGCCATCGTTGTTAGGTCATGGGCCAACTGTGCCGCTTGATCCTTATCTTGTATAAACTTCCCAGCAAGCTCAGTCGCTGGCCCTATTAGTGCGCTTAATATGCCCATTACTTTCGTCCCATCCATGCTGTTGCGCCCATGAAAGCGCCAACAATGCCAGCGCCAGAAATGTAGAATAGATTGCTTATGTCGCTTAGTGCAGTGACGCGATCCAAAGGTATAAAGAACATTGTGACTGTGAATACTGCCATGCCGACCAGTGTCCACCGGGCCATGCGAAGCTGGGCCAGGTGCTTACGCAGCGCGTCCTCTGTTTCGCGGATCTCTTTGGCCTTCATCATCTCAGCGTCAGAGACAATTCCATCGCCATCCATGTCATAAGCGTCGTACTTGGATTGATCTTCTAGCTTTTTTGCCGCCATTCTAATCCCCGATCTTTACCTCAAAACACTG